ACCGCCCTTTACCCATTTCTCAAATTCCAACGATGCTCCCGCCTTATCCCCAGAATTCAAAAGACGTAAAAGCGTGCTGTTGGCGAAAGCTGTTATCCCAATATTAAACGAAAAATCTACCAAACTATCATATTCTGACTGAGATAAGGGCACCTTAACCAAACGGTTCACCGCAGTTTCAGCAGTTTTTAGGTCACTTTGAAGCCAAGCGTCGCATTGCGCTTGTGAATAAACGGTATTAGGTTTTACGTCGTCTCCACAGTGTCCATATCCCGCAGTGCATTTTCCCGCTGGGCAAAAATAACTTTTGAGGCTAAGTCCCTCGTTTGATTGAATAAACTTTATTCCTGCTGTTGATATAATCATGTTTAAAAACTCTCGTCTTAAAAAAGTGTTGGATGTGGTCACTTTGGTTGGTAGAGACCAAAGCCGTTCTTTTCAGCCCAAGCTTTGTAAGTTGTAGAAGATTTCTTTGAAATTGTGAGATAAGGGTTCTGAAAATAAAATATGATCGTCCAGTCAGGGTTCTGATCACGTAGGAGTAGATATTTGGTACGCTCTTCCGTGGTTCTGAACCGACCCTTAACCGAAATTATAATCTTGCGCTCGTGGTCAATAAAATCAGCTATGTAGTTGTGCCAGACTTGATATTGAAGGGTTAGGGTCTCATAAGTATATTTTGCCCCTAACTCTTGGGCTACCTTCTTTTCAAATTTTGATCTGTAAACTGGTGCCTTTGTCATGCACCTATTTATGTCGGAGCTTCGTCGCTATCAAACTCGATACGGTTAGCCAGCACACGAAGGACCGTAATCAAACCAAGTTCTTCATTTTTTGTTAAATTCTCTTGCCAAAATACAGACATATTATTCCCCTTCAACCATTTCTAAAAGCATGTCGTAAACTGTCTTGTTAGCCATTACGTCCTGAATACAATAAATTAACATATCCTCGCTATACGTATCAAAACCACCTGTGTAATGGAGTTTGGGGTTACCAAGACGTAGCGACCATGACATGAGGCTGTGTCTACCAAGTTCATCGATCGTCATAAGACCACTGTCGGCTAACGGTAGGTCAAATATTTGAAGTTGTTCGATTGTGAAAAAGGCTTTACACATCTCGTACGTATCAACAACGTTCTTTGGTTGAAAGTGTGGATAGAATTTCTGTAAGAGTGGGATGTCATAGCCCTTAATATTATGTCCACATACCTCGTCTGCTGCGTTTAATAAATCAATCGCATCGGACATAGGTAGCATTCCAGGCTCGTTGTCACGAAAGGTATATACGTCTCCTGTTTCTACATGTAGAGCCACGAGACAATGAAGTTTTGTCGCTGCTGGGATGACCTTACCGTTCTTTGTGGTAGGATTTAAGAACCCATTCGACTCAACGTCAAAAAGTATAGATACGGTCATAGCGTCTTATCCATCTTCCAACGCGTGTATCTAAGGAACAGTTCAGCGTCTTTAAGTTTCTTTTTTAGTAACTTCTCAATGAACTTGATCTCGTCTTCAAGACGGAAATGTTCGTTTAGGTTTTGGAACAGTCCACTTACGTCACCGAAACCTACGTCGTTCTCATGTGATAGAATGTCCATTTCAAGAGTTAGTTCGTTAAGTTTCTTTTCTAGTGTTTCTCTCATTTTCATTTCTTACTCATCCCATCTTATTAAAACTATTTCCATTGATCGTATACGTACCAATTCTTTATCCGCAGTCAGAACGTATATTTCTCGCGTCAGTCGTGTTGGGTAATTCGCCATGGCATCGTGAACAGACTGTTTCACGAGATAATCATTGAGATAATCTTTAACATCTGGGAAGATGAAGGTAGAGTCGTTGGGTTTATACGAGTAAACGATTCTAGATATAAACCCACACACTCCCTTTGAAGTCTCAACGTAACAACGTGGAACTTCGTTGGTATCTCGATACGCGCGCCACAAAGTGTCCACTATTGTTGCCATGATTACTTTGTAACTCCTGCTAGTTCGCCAGCAATAGCTGCATAGGCGGCTTCGTCAAGATAATGATCACGAGTAGGATTGCCCGAAAGTGCACGAGCGATCTTTAACAGCACCATCATCTGAGCGGTATCAACGGCTGTTAGTGGCGTGTTGGTTGGACGAGATTCTAAGTAAGCGTTCCACAGAAGCGCGATACGGTTGAAGGAGCGTTCCTTATTGCCGTGCGTGCTCTCACGATCACCTGTGACGATGTTAGCAGCGTCAATGAGGATTGCACCAGCCACATCAGCGTGGGCTTGTGGAGTGGGTGTGGGGGCTGTTGTAACGAACTGAGCAACCTTCATATGATCGAGAGTTACTGTTCTTGTAGAGCCGTCTGGAAGATTGACTGTCATTTTAGACATGATTAGACAGTCCCTTCAGATAGTGGTGCTACTGGTGTTGGAACTACAAAATCACATACTAACCACCAACGAAGGTCTCCGTTTCTGGTTGTTGACTTACGGCTCATAAGGTTCATTCCAGCGTGTGAAAAAATAACTTCCACAGTGCTATCAGGAGCAGGTTCCAGGATGTTCGGATCGTTACCTGTGACGATAACAACATCGGCGGGGGCAACGCCCTTTGCAGCGGCTGCATTCTCAATCAGGCGGTTCATAGTTTGACCAACCTGTGCACCCATAACAGTTGGGTTGCGAACTAGAATTTCACCTGGGGACTGATTGGCGTCCATAGTTAAAATACAATCGCCGTAAGTCTTAATCGTGTAGGTTAGAGAAATTGTGTTGCCAGCTTCGTTGGTTGCTGTGGTTGTAACTTCGGTATTGTCGTTGATGCTGTTGCTTTCGATCACTTCTAGATCGCGATACTTGAAGGCGTTGGTAAGACCTTCAGTGAAAGATTGCAGAATGATGAGCTTTTCTTCGTTGGTGAAAATACCAGCGAGTTGATTTTGTGTTAGCATATTAGTTGCTTCCCTTATAGACGTTGATAACAGAACTTGGTGATAGACGAACGTCGTAATCACCGTCGCTGGATGATATAACCAATGATAGGTCGTTGGAGTTGGTGTTATGCTGGCAGTAGACGCTTAGGTCAGACAGTTGGGGGAACTGTTGTGTGAGCGTTGTGAAAGCATCAACAGCGATCCTCTTCTTCAGTTCATCGTTAATGTCTTGACCGATGTAACGGCTCATAAGTTCGGACGCGATGTCCATGTATTCTGGGTATTGGCTCATGTTAGTTGTTTTCATCGGTTGTTAGTGCGGACTTCACGTCCACTGATTGATCGGCTAGTTGTTGCGATGAGACCAGCGGCTTTCTGTTCGTCACGGCTCATCATCCACTGCATGTTGCCTGGATAACGGAATGTCCCGTCAGGCTGTTCAACTAGCTTTGGTGTGGTTTGGTTGTTGTTCACTTTTAAATTCCTCTTATACGTAAAATGCAGCGATGGTTGCTGCGATGGGGTTTAGTGGGTGTTTGGTTGAACGCATCGTCAGCAAGCGAGCGTATTCGGTGAGGGAGAATATTCCCTTTTCAGCGTTGGCTATATGAGAGATGATCCAAATGTTGGATGGCGTATAACCGAGTGTGTTATCAATACGGTCTAAACTTGGGCTGGAAGCTTGCGCGTGACGTTGACCACGGCTGTAATCAAGTGTGATATTCAGGAGATCACAAACATCCGTCTTATAAGCAAGATCGATTACGTCTTGACGAGAAATAGTAAACTCACGACCGGACTTTTCAGCGCGAACGCGGGCGTTTATAAAAGCAGAACGTGCCCATTCTAGGCGAGCGCGAGTTGGATCGTAATAGGTTTCAATACGGTAATCGCGTGCACGTGTATTATTAGTTAAGTCAAAATTGTCACTTGCCGGACGCCCGTTGTGAACTTCGGTTTGGTTGTATTGGGTAATCATGTGTTTTTCTTTCGTTGTTATTGTTTAACGAAAGTATTTAGTCTGTGATTTTTCAGTAAAAGGCGGAGTTTTACCCAAAATAGGGTCAAAAACACATATGTAGGAAAAATAGTTTGGTTCGGTCGGAGGGGCTACTTATTTGTCAGAGTAGATCACCAACATCCGCGCTCCAAACACGGCACTCTTCTCAGAGGCGCGTCTACGCGACGCTTCGAGCTTTACTCTGACAAATAAGTAGAAAGAGGAAGTTGGAGATTCTTTAGGTCTCCAACAACCGACCACACTTTAACAACCGTTTTTATTTACGTTAGATTGGTTGCAGTAGTGTGTTTTCACGCATACGGTTGTGTTTCATTCGCTATTTGCAACTTTTTGGACGTATATGCTAAATAGAGTCATCGGAGTTGCTGCCGATCTGAAACCCATTCAGGAAATACTTTTAGGGGACTGGTAGAGATGCCAGTCCCCATTCCAAAAAGGGGTAGCAGTATGGAAGAAGTATTTTAACAACATATTAGACGTGAAGACGGATAATTTTAGAAATGGGTTTATATTATGTATTGTGTATCAAATATAGCGGGCGGTGGTAAGACCTACGCTGCGATAGAGTATGCCGCTGATCGTGCTGCTATGGACTTTAAGATTATGATCGCGCTGCCCTCAAAGCAAGCCATCGATCAATGTTACGATGATCTCACTGCACGCTTCCCTAGTGTTATGTGCGCTAAGTTTCACAGCGACACACAACAGAAAAAACCAGTCCCAGCGATTTTAGAAAAAATGAAAGACCTTCGTAAAAACCATCGGAACAGAGGTTTCGTGATGTTTGTGACCCACGCTGCCATGAACCTTATTCACAAGAACGCTCGTGAAGGCTGGCATGTGATCGTTGACGAAGTTCCAGGAGCCTCGGGAGCGTTTACCCATAACGCGATTACGCGTGGAATTCGTCAGGCTGTGAAGATTATTCCGCAGGGACCAAAATACTGTTTGATCAAACCAAAACGTAAAGGGTTCTGGAAAGGTATAGCACTCGGTAAGAAAGCCATGTGGTGGAATAACCCAGCAACCGGTACGATGGTTGGTGGAACCTATCAGGTGTTGGCTGCTGAACTAATTAAAGACGATGTTGACGTTTGGGGTATAACAGAACAGTGGGACGATAAGGCTATTCTGAACCCAACACGAGAAGTTAACTTTTTTACCGAGTTGAAGCCGAACATGTTTGATGGCTTTGAAGGCTCGCCTATCATTATGAGTGCCCAGATTGAACACACTATGTTGTATCATATGTGGCACGTTAACCACGGTGTTGAGTGGAAAATACACAAGCCGATTACAAGAAATGTTCGCTACTCCAAACATACCAACGGTGATCTGCTGACTATCAACTATCTTATCGAGAGAGATTTTAGTAAGAAGATCAGAGATACGGAAGCTGTTGCTGGTAGCGGACTTGGATCGGTTTTGAATCAGTCTGCAATCATAACCCTCAAAGCTTTTGGCTCTGAACCATTCGCTTATATGTGCAACAACGATGTGGACGGAGAGTTGGACGAGATTTTTGGTGAACAGGGAACTCGTCTGCCTAACACCCCACATGGTTTGAATTCGTTCATGCACCTCCACCAAGCAGCGATATTTTCTGCTCTCAATCTTACCCCTGCACATACCGCGTTCTTAAAGTTTCGTGGTTTGAGTTCTGACGAGACGAGACAAGCAATCACATACCAAGCAACTTATCAGGCTGCATTACGTATTTCAATTCGTGATCCAGAGAACACAGATAAGAAGTTGCTGGTTGTTCAAGATAAGGGCTGTGCCGATTACATCGCGTCTTTGTTCCCTGGTTCTTCTGTTGCTCACATCCCAATGGGTCTTACTGGTTTTAGAACACCTCAATCCAAAGGACGTGGAAGAGACGTGCTGGATTCAGAAAGAAAGAAGGCATATCGAGATGAACAAAAATTAAAACTCGGGGTCGGAGTTTATCTGCTGGAGCTACCAAATGGAAACCTTCCCTTAAATGTCCCACGCACTATAGTAATAAAAGCCTGTGGGACACTTAGCGGACGTTCTCTTGGTATGTCTCTTTTTGATAGCACAGCCAATAAGACTCCATGTCATGTCATTCAATGGACAAACACAGAGGACTTCGTTGCTTGCCTTCGTGATCTCCATGCAGACGTGTTGGCTCAGAAGTCGGATGGTAAGTTGATCAGCCCATCAATCTTCGATCCAGAACTGGCTCGTATTGCAGATGACAGGAATGAAAAAGGCGAACTCAAAATTCGTGGTCGTAGTGCAGTGGTAAGTTCAGTTGGGATTTGGCTGGACAACGACGGAGGTGTTTTACCAAAGGAAGAGTTCGCCGCTCTGTTCCCTGATTTGGAAATGGTGATCTACAACACATACTCGTCCACACCAGACAAAGAGAAATATCGCGTTTGGATACCAACCACACATGGCATGTCGCCTGATCTCTATATGCATATAACAGGTCAGATCAGAGCCAAGGTTGAGGCACATGGAACTGGTTATAGATCACCTCAGTTCCTGCTTCGCTGGATCGTAAAATATATGGCTGAGAATGGCGGACAAGAGCCTACCGATCTTCCGTGGTTGAACCATGGGTTCGATTGGTCAAAAACCTATCCCGAAAATCTCATGTATCTACCATGTCAGGCTGGTGCTGGTTCAGACGCCAGTTTCTTTATGCACCTCACAGGGGGTCTACGGGCGCCATTAGACGTTGTGGGATGGGTAGAACACCCGATTACCAATATCCGCCCAGAACCCGATCCAGAGCCAGTGGTGTTGGAGTTAGAGCCACCTGTTGAATGGGTAGCACCAAAGGGTGTGAGTGCTGCTGTTATCGCTATGGCAAAACTACTCCATGATCAATCACAGGCAGCATACCAAGCCCAACTACAACAGATACAACAGCAGAAAGTTACCAACGCACTCAATAAGTGGTATCTCAGCAACGTTGACGGTTGCCGCAACGACGGTTTCTGGATCTTAGCGGTCGATCTTAAACACGCTGGTCTCGA